TACGACAAGACTCCCACCGTCCAGGTGGCAGCCACGACAGCTCTGATTGCACCCATAGGTTCACGCTAGACCGCAGGAAGCCAGCACGATTCGGCCCCTTGGATTCGGATTGGACTGTGCGTATGTCGAGCGTGTGCCCGAGCGCCGGGTTGGCGTATTCCCATGCAGCTTCGCTCATCGGATCTAGTTCAGGTGGTGGGCTGTATTCAGCGAGGTACACACTGCCAGTGCTTTCACCCGAGTCAATGGCACGTACGCCCTGCTCGCGCCAACGCAACATGGCAACGCTGTCCTCGGTACCGGCAGTGCTCCACATCGAGCACAACGGATTCGGCCTGGCACGTTGCGTGGGCAGGAGTCCTATGTCGAGTGTTTCCGAGTCAATGCCGAACACTTCGTCGGCAATAATTAGGTCAACGGACATACCGTGACCGCTGGATGGCCTGGCTGCTTTGACGTACCACTTTGAGTCACCGACTTTGATGCTGTTACGCCCATACGCCCACACAGCCTTGACACCGAACTTGGACTCAATTACCGGCGCTAAATCCTGAAACAACGCAGTCGCTAGATCAAGCCGGTGAGCCGTAGTCAGGATTGTCTGAGGCCCGACCTGCGTGGCGTACTGCGTCAGCCACCATCCAAGCAAGGCTTTGAGCGCAACGGTCTTTCCGTTTTGTCGAGCAACTGACACAAGTGAAACATGGTTGAGGAACTGCCCTTGGGCATCCACTGCCAGTTGATTGTTGAGAACATGCCTCTGCCATGGCATGAGCTCCACTCCGAGAATGCGCTGAGCCCAATCTGCAACTTCCGGGCCGTAGCTTCCGGCAGCATCCGTGATGATCGTTTCGATTCGTGGCAGGTCATGACCTTTTCCTTTCCGCTTCGGGTTTTCCTTTTGGGATAACGAGAACGATGGGCGCGGGGTCAGGAGTAAAGGTTGATCCAAAAAATCTGAACGTTTCTTTGGGTTTGCCTTGCGTTTAGGGGTGCCCCGGTTTTGTTTTGCTCCTGGACGATTGGCGGCGCGTGCTCGACCTTTTGCTGCTTTGTAGTTGGCCCCACGCCTGGCATTGCACGGCTTACAACTTGGCACCAGGTTGTCCAGGTCGTTGCTTCCACCGCGGTCAATTTCGATGAGGTGATCTGCTTCTGTTGCAGGCCTGCGTTTGCACCAGTGGCATAGGGGTTTGTCGCGGAGTAGTTCCCCCCTGTTTTTTTGATAGGCCCCGGTTGAACGGGGCCGCCTATTTTTGCTGGGCATGGGGGGCTACCGCTGACGCGCTTCGCTTGTCCTAGCGCCCTCGCAAGCTCGGTTGCTATCGGTTCTCATGATTCGAGTCTCACTGTTTCTTAGGCTAGGCGGTTTGTTTGTGGTATGTGTGTTGGTTTGTCTGTGGTGTGTGTGTCTTAGGGCAGAGTGCCCCCGGGCACCATCCCGACCGTTGATGAAGCACGGTTCACACTCGCCACGCAATGGATCTGTTTGCATGGGCTGCCCTGCCCTTCTGATGGGCGAACTAGGGATGATGAGTCCTCGAGGATTTGCACCTACACCCGGTCACGCTGCCGGGAAGCACCAATGTGATTGGCGTACTTTAGTTTTTCCAAGCTGTTATTACAGCAGAAGCCTCCTGCTTGGTTAGTTCATCAAATTTCACGACCTCACGATTCAACACGTTGCCGACCTCGCGCATGGTCTGACTACCGGGCGTAAAGCCTCGAGTCTTGGCAAGCACTCTGATCATGCCAATCTGCTTCTCGGAGGCTTTGCCTGGGCCTGCCTTCAATGGCACCACATTGGTTTGTGGCTCACCTGTGAATGGGTCAGGGATTGGCTCACCATCTGGGTACCGGGCAATCTCGACACGTGGCTGCTCTTGGCGTGCCATGACCTCTTGCTTTGAGGCCATCTTGTGGTCAATGCCGAAGCCCATCATGCCCAATGCTCGACCAAGGGCCGAGGTGCTGGCGTTCATCTGTTCTGAGTCTTTGGTGTATGGCGTGCGTCCTGGGAATGGCTCCCAGCAGTACGCAATGCAGGGCAGTTGGTCGTCTTTGTCGCGCCACACGGTGCACCTGATCTCGATGTACAGCTTTTCGTTGACCTCACGAAATGTGGGTTGCGACTCTTGCACACGCAGGTCGGGGAACTTCTCGAGCGCCATGCGTAGCCGTGTTGGTACATCAACGTAATTGTCTAAACTAAATGTCATTTTGTGTCTCCAAATGAAACCATGCAATTGCACGCCATTCCATATCGTCCCACGTCAATACACCGTTTTTCTGGAACATTGTTTCAGTTCGTGTGTAGATGAAATCATCCGTTTCAATTTGACGTGTCATTTCATAATTGTCCGTTGTTATGGAAAGAACTGCCTCCCCGAAACCACGCCAATTTTTTCTACGTGTTGCAATGCTCATTTATCCTCCAGTAGTTGCATCAGTTGGAACCATTCGGTGACCGGCATGACTGCCATCCATTCGCCCACATCGGTTAGCCCTGGGCGCTTGGCAATGATGACACCTGTGTAAGCGTTGGCATTCACGATCTGGCTACGCAGCTGCTCGAAGTAGCCATGCCAGGAGTGTGCTTTGCGGTCTTTGACCTCGATCACGACACCGGGCCAGCCTGTCACGTCGCCTTTGTCAGCGTGCGTACCTGCTTGGATACGGTCGGCCTGAATGCCGTGAGCGCGTAGCCACTTCACAACAGCCAGTTCAGCTGCGTGGCCTTTGCGCTTCTGTGGGCTAGTCATCGTATTGAATCGCCATATCACCGAGGATGTGTTTTGGAGCGTCGTGCAGCATCTCGCGTGCATCAGCCATATGCAGGCAGTTCAGATAGCCGATGGCATCGACCAGCGAATCTTCATGCATCTTGCCTTCGTCCAATGACTTCATGAGCCGGGCCAGTTTGACGCACACCATGAACATGATTGCTTCTTGGGTGCTGAGGTTGTGGTGGTAGTTGGTGATGCTGCCGAATATGCGACGTACTCGGGTGTAGTCATCCCAGGGGTGCCCATATTGGGCCATGCGATCACCTTTGGTGAGTTGCCAGGCACGGTACGCCGCGTCACCTGGGTCAATGTTGCTGCTGCTCATCATCCTCCATGGGTTGTGCAAGATACCAAATCGCTACCACGATGTATGTGGCAAACACGCTCAGCATAAATATTTCAGCCCACGACGCGGTCATAGGTGCTCCAGTTCTCCCAGCCGTATTTGGTTGCGATATGCCAGGCCACCCACATGTTGGTCAGTGGGTCGAACAGTTCGGTGCAGTCGTCGATCATGCCTTGGGTTTGCAAGTATCCGCGAGGCCAGTATTTGGTGGGTTTGCACCATGATGGCGTGTGGATTTGCATAAGGCCGAAGCTGTCGCCGTTGTCTCCGATTGCGCCCGGTAGGCAGCCTGACTCAAGCTCTGCTACCTGTAGGGCTATCCATAGGTCGTCCAGGACGAAGCCTCCGCGTAGGGCTGTGTCAGCCCATTCTTGGCAGCCTGGGCCTGTGTATGGGGGCATGGTCGTTACCACGCTTATATCGCTTCCTGACGTGTCTGAGGGGCTGTCCAAGCCCACGGTGCTCGAAAGGGGAGCCGTGTACACCGTGGACTCGGACACCAGCCCTGCTGTGTCTGTTTCAGGATCTGATACCAGCATCAGGCCGAAGCCGGATACGGCACATGCCGCCATGGCAATGATGGTAAGGGGGTTCATGCGACGCTCGGGTGTTCTGGGTCGATGCGTGGCTGATGGGTGAGCTTTGATGGTTCGCTCCAATCCTCGTCAGCGTTAAATCGGTAACGCAGCTGGGCCTTCACGACCTCGCCGTCAGCGTTCCTGAACACTACCAAGTGGAATTGTTGCGCTGTCTCGCTGCAAAGCCCTGTTAGGACTTCGTAGGTAATCAGGTTGTGTGTCATGTTTAGGCCCCTCCAGAAGCCTGATATGACCTTAGCGCGTCTTTCGGCGCTTGTGTGGGATTTGTAGTTTTATGACTTTTCGTACCATTCGGGCAGGTATGAATAACACGTTGTCCGAGCCCTGCTCATCCGTGATCGACTGGGCCAGGCATAGGTGCCGGGCATTGGGCTTGCTAATTCGGTAGCCCACGCTGTGCACCACACATGGCGTGTCTTTCAGGTCGGACTCGTCGTACCAATGGTCGTTGTCAAGTGTGTGGGCATCGTGCCACACCACCAATACCAGGGGTTTGTCTAGTCCAGCCATACCACGTACTCTGCCGCCACTCGGCCCTTGTCTGGATCTACGAAATGCAGGCGTTGGCTTGGTATGCCGGTGGCTGCCACAAACTCGCGTGCGTATTCGTTGTGCGACTCGGGGCTGCCGGTCACGAATATGCGACCGCCGTTGCTCATGGTGAGGCTCATTGGTGTGTGCCAGTGGCCCATGTAGCAGTCATTGAAGTCCTCGATCACTCCACCGGCCCACGCATTGACCTTGCGCAGAATACCGAAAGCTGGAGTATTGCCACCAAAGCTTCGTATTTCGTCACCGTGCACCAGCAGGGCTGTGTAATTGCCAATGCGCACAATCTGATACCAAGCGTCACTGCTCTGCCAATCCTTGACCAGGTGCCCGACTCGACTGCGCGCAATCTCATAGCTGATGCGATCAATGTTGTCACCCTTGGGCATTTCGCCATACCGACCTATGCGACCGTGGTTGCCGTATTCGCACACCACACGCACGGACTCGAAGTTGTTAGCCAAAGTGCTAACAGTTTTGCTGATCAGCCTGGACACCTCGAACAGCTGCTCATAAAGGTGGCTGTCTACCTCATACGCCTGGCCGGGGAATATGCCTATTCCCTCCACCATGTCACCGCCGAGCATCAGCACAGCTTCACGTACCGGGTGATGTTTGCGCTGAATATCGGTGATGTGCACCACCTTGTCAATAAACCGATCAATGCGCTGTGCGCACGTCTCAGAGCCGTATGACACGCTCTTTTTGCCGAGCTGCCAATCCGTGCAGTGAATGACTGCAACTTCGGGTTTGCCTTTGCGTGTGTCTTTCTTGGGTGGCGTGACCTTGATTGGTGCCGTGCCCAGGCTGGCATCCTTTGCCGCTTGGTACACAGCCTCAACCAGTTCATCCCGGCTGACCTTCAATCTGCCGTACTGCTGCTGTGCTCGCTTCAGTGCCTCTCGCAACTGCTCGAGCGTCTGATGCTCTTTGATTTCGTCACTTAGAGACATGCTTCATCCTGAATCGATGAATCACATTGAAGTTGCACTCAAAGCCATGTTTGGTCAGCAGTGATGCGACGGCCTGGTTGCTGTACTGCTCGTCGTAAATCAACTCGTACCACTCCTCGCCGTTGGGCTGCTCATCCAGCCATTTAGCCAAGTCAGCCAACTTGTTTATTTTTGGCTGTATTTCGTCGCGTAAGCCCATTGTCGTGATCCTCCAGGTGGTTGTCAATCTTGCGTTCTACCCTAGTCAATATCTTGCGCACGTATGCGTGATCGTCGGCGTTTTCTCGCCGGGCACGCTCAATCAGGATTGCAGGCAGGACAGCCGCCGACACAATGGCAACGGCACTGATTAGGGCTACGTAGATTTCTGTCGGCATGAGTGTCCAGCCATTGCTGCACTCTGGCTGGTATTGATTCTGCCTTGAAATATCGAATGTGCCACGGTTCGGCCCCAGATCGGAACTCCCAGCAGAATCCGAAGCTCAGGCAGTTGGCTTCCATCCACTCCAGGCGTTTGCCAGAAGCCTCAAATATGTCCACAGCCAAGCCCAGATTGTGCGTAGAAGTACCAGGCACAGCCATAACAGCCAGCCCTGGCTTTAGGTAATACTTTTGCCCTTTGTAAATCCTGATGGATTTGGTGTTATTGATTGGTGCTGTGGTGTACCGGGCCAAGAAACCTCGCTCTTGAGTGGCTAGGTCGCGGTATGTGTCAGCAACGCTGGTGGGCTTGAACGGCCTGATGCCGTCAGCATGCGCAGCCTTGCGCATCGCTTCATATGCCTGAGCTGCCAGCCAATGCAACCGACCGTAAGGCCTGATCGAGCGCAGCAAATACGCCGGTATTTCACCAGGTTTGACGTTCGCTAAATCAGCCGGGAGCCGTACCGGCTTGACTGGTCTGTTCACTTGCGGCCGTACCGCGTGTCTTTAGTGTTTGCCCAGGCGTAGATCATTGGGAGCACTGCTGCCAGCCCTGCTTTGACGGCGTTTGTTAGATCGTAATCGCTTGTGATAAGCACGGCGACGCTTCCAGCGACGAATGCTTTTAACCAATCTTCGAGCATTGGTGCCCACTTCATTAGCCCACCAACGCTGCAATTTCGGTTTCGCTCAATCCAAGGTCAACGAGTTTGGCGCGCGCTGATGCACGTGTCCTAAGCAAGTCGTCGGCTGCTGCTGCTTGTGTTTCCATTTCGGCGCGTACCGCATCGAGGGCCGTTTCCTCCTCGGCGGTCATGTCACGGTCAATGCCATTGTCGTTGATGCGGTGTGTCATATCGTTCCTAACTGTTCGCGTATGCGTACACACGGTAATTGCCGGTCATGGTTCCTGATGAGCGTGTGACAATGAAACCATCAAATGCGGTTGCGGCAGTGAACTGTAGTGTTCCGTAGCGCGGCGTAGTGCTTGAATAGGATTGCATGTTGGTCACAAATGCGTTGGTCAATGTGGTTTGTTGCGGTCGGTAGATGTCAAGCGTCATGGCGTAATTAGATTCCCCAACACCTGTGCTGCCAAGCGCGAAACTGGTTCCACCGGCGCCATAGTTGCCGTCAAAACTGCCACCGCTACTAATACCAATCAAACCTCGCGTATAGTTGCTGGTTGAAATTGTTGCGCCGCCAGCGCGATATTGCCATGCTGTGTCACCAGTACCCGTCGCAGAGGCCGTAACCAAAAAAATCACGCGATAGTTCTGATACGTCGATGTAAAGCAGGAATCCACTGTGACCGACGAAACGGCGCTAAAGCTTGCGCCGGTGATGAACGTGAGCGCTGAGGCACCAACTGCGACCCATGACGAACCGTCATACACCTCGGTACTGTTCGTGTTTTCCAAATAGCTGTACTGGCCTTCAGCCAACACTTTCTCACCTGTGCCGCCAAATGCAGCCGTTCGAGCAGTGCTGTCAGCGAACACTGGAATACCGGTATTGATCTCGGTTTGTTGCTGAGCTGTCAGGACTTGCCCAGCCGTAAAGGCTGGCACGCTGGTCTGTTGGTTCGCACCCATAGTTACCTCATCCTAATACGTTTGTGCTGTCAAGTTGACCGTACACAGCGTCATCCAGAATCAGCTGGAATACCACCGTGGTTGGGGCCGTGTAGTACGTGATGCGATGCCCTGACGCAAAATCAATGCTGGCTTCAATGCCTTCAATGCTGAGTTCCGAGGTAAGCGTTGATAGCCCGGTCACAGCCTTGGTGACCGTGATGGTGTCACCAATGTCCACGGTGGCAGCCAGGTTGCGTTCTGTGTTGTCCAGCATGTTGAAACGTGTGCTGACTGCTGTGTAACGCGGGCCTGGCTCGCCCTCGAGCAGGTAGTCAGCCAGGTCGTCAATTTGGCTTTGTTCGTGCAGCAAGCTGCCGGTGACGGATTGCGACTGGATGAAATACGTGGCCTGACTGGTCAGATCGTCGGCGGTGGCTGTCGTGCCGTTAAGTGCCTCAACGTATGCGCGATTTATTACGCCATCGGCATCAAACTCAATCTGCACCTCGTCGTATGGCGTTGCTGTGCCATCGTCGGCAAACGTCAATACTGAGCCGCTGAGCGTGGCACCGATACGCGGCTGGAACGTCAATTTGCCATCTCGAGACATGAACAATCGCCCTTGTTCGGCCTGGTTGATGGCATTGAGATATTGCATGGTGTTGGTGCCAGCATTGACGTTGTATGCGTTGTCATGCCCAAGGTTGACCGTGCCAGTGTCAATGTTGGTCGTGCCTTGATAGTCAATTTCGGGAAGTGCTAGAACTGTTTCAATGCGTTCGCCCGAGGTTTCCGCACTCGGGTTGAACGCAGCAAATTGCGTTTGTGCAAGCAAATAGAAATCATCTGAACAGTTGACCTGCACTTCGTTCGGCCCAGCCAACGCGAACAAGTAGTTGTACCCGGTCACGTAGCCCACAAACAGATATTCGGATTCACGGCTCAGACGCACTCGACGCATTGGTGCTAGGCCGGGTTTGTCGTTTGTCGGGTCGTAGTAGGGGCTGCTGGTGTCATATGGGCCGAGGATGCCTGTTTCGTCACGCATGTTGAAGCTCATGGTGCCTGCACCGAACTGATCGTCAATCTTTTGGCGACCGCGTTTGTAGCTCACACGTGTCACAAATTCTGTTATGTCGGCGTATTGAGTGCTTGGCCCCAGCGTGTATGTCGTATTGTCCAACACGCCTTTTACCGAATCATCAAGCCTGAAACTGTTGACATCAAAGCCGGTGTCAAGCTCGAGCAGGTAATTACCTGATTGGACAACACTTGTCGCCATTACGCCACCAGGATGTTCGCCGGGCCTGATCGACGGTTGTACTGACGCAACGCATTCACAATCACATCGCCCAAACGCTCATCAGCGACATTGGCGTTGATGTTGATAGTGACATTGCCCATCTGATTCATCTTGGACAATGGGATGACAGCCTCAGGGCCAGCCTCACCAACAACAGCCAATGTTGGCCCGGTCACAATGCCACCATCCGCAAGCCCTGGTATTTTGCCTACCAAGCCACCAACAGCGCCAGCAATACTGCTGACACCTGGAATCTTGCCCAATGCACTAATCACCTTGCCTACTAGATCGAGCGCGGCTTTCAGTGGGCTAATGATGTATTCCTTGAACGCATTACCTAGAAACTCTGCGGCTTTGCTGACCACACCAAACTTCTTTTCCAAGACAACGAATGCAGCTACTAAGGCCGCAATGCCGACGATGATTAGTCCGATTGGGTTGGCGCTCATGACAAAGTTCAACGCCGCCTGGGCAACCTTCACGACTACCAATGTGGCTTGGTACACCTTCATGGCTGCGTTGACAGCAAGCACGGCAGCTGCCAAACCGGCAACGACACCGATTGCTATGGCGGTCACGTCTTTGTTGGCTGCCATAGCCCCGGTAAGGCCACTGAGTAGTTTGGTGCCTTTCTCAACGATGGGCAGCAGGATCATGCCGAGCTCGGCCTGCAAATCCTTGAACTGTGCCGTCAAAATGCGTTGGCTGTTGGCTAGGCCGTCGCTGGTGCGCTCGAAATCGCCCTGGGCATCGGTCGTGGCTTTCATGATCAGCGACTGCGTAGCCAGAGTCTTTTGCTGGGCTGTCAGTTTGTC